CTCTACAGTACCAGCGTGTAATGGGTGCATTCAACGCTCGTATGGGTGAAGCATCTCGCCAAGTTCTTGCCACTGCGGCCGCAAACAAGCAGCTTGCATTATCTTCTGCAACTGCAGAAGCTGCTAGCAATAGACAAGCCACAGCTACTGCTCGTGCATTCCAGCAGATGCTCAACTTACAACAACGTATGCAAGTTGTAAGGGCATCGCCGGCGCAGATACAACAGGTCGCAAATGCCTACAATCAGTTGTCTGCTACAATGCGTAGTGGTACATTGACTACAGCTCAATACAATCAGGCAATAATCCGCTTCAAGCAGACTATGGGCACTGCTACACGTGAGGTGAATGAACTCACACGTGCCATGCATAGTGGTAGGAGTGCTGGCCGCTTCAACGAAATTATACGGGACTTACAGTCAGCGTCGGTACTCGCTATCGGGCCATTGAGTGGTCTTGGTGCTCGAATTGGTGCGTTGGCGGCTATAACATCACGTAGTACTCTTATGATAGCCGGCTTCCTTAGTGGTATTGCAGCAGCAGTGATGGCCGTAGTTAAGCTTGGGACTGCATCAATCCAAACAGGCTTGCAATTGCAACAGATGATGGCCCGATTTACGGCCGCTACTGGGAGTACTGAACAAGCGGGTGCTGAATTCGATTATCTTATGGGAGTTGCTAAGGAGTTGGGCTTGCGTGTTGACTCCTTGGGGCAATCCTATTCTCGGCTGACTGCAGCCACTATGGGAACATCTATGGAGGGTGAGAACACACGTCAGATCTTTGAGGGGATATCACAAGCGGCGGCAGCCCTTCGTATGGATACACAATCAGTAGAAGGGACTTTCCGCGCAATTGAACAAATGATATCCAAAGGTACAGTTCAAGCAGAAGAACTCCGCGGACAATTGGGTGAGCGGCTCCCTGGGGCTTTCAGGATTGCTGCTGAGTCAATGGGATATACAACCCGTGAATTGGGCGACGTTATGAAGGCTGGTGAGCTCACGGCAGAAGAATTCCTCACACATTTTATTCCAGCATTGAAAGCTGCCTTTGGAAAGTCTGCTCAAGGCAATGTACGCTCATTACAAGGCGAAATAAATAATTTGTCAAATGCGGCGTTTGAGTTTACCAAAGAGTTCGGTGAATTATTGGACGTCATGGGACTGAGTTCTTCTATAGTGCATGAATTAGATTCTCTGGTTAGTAATGCTACAGAATCCATCCGCAGCATGAAAGTAACAATTGCCGAAACAAAGGAATCATGGGATTATTGGGTTAGTGGCATCAAGCTTGTTATTGAGCAGTTAGATGAAGCAGAAAACCACCAGGGTCTTGTCAACTTTGCGTCTAATGCTAAAAAGTATGGTGCAGTCGCATATCGTGCGCTCGAATTGCCGTACAGACTTTTCTTTGAGATGGCAACACTTACAATGGCTCCGGGTGGATGGACTGACGACTTTAAGGAAGCTTGGAGTGAATTAAATTATGAAGGCCAACGATTATTAGGGTCTCTTCAGGAAATCAATCTTGCACTGTTGCCCGAGAGAAGGGCGTTTAGCCCAAAGTTTGGTGAACAGTATAAAGAGGTAACCAAGGATATTACTAAACTTGTGACAGGGTTCGAAGAAATCAGCCGTGTCATGGACAAACTTCAGCTCTCTGGCGGTGCTGGTGGTGACTTTATCATGGCCTTCGAGAAGTACCGCACAATCCTCAAAGATTTCAAGGATCATGAACTTCGGGGGCTTGCCACAAACATGGCAGCTATAAATCCCATTTTTATAGGAGTCAAACCTACTGTTGATAGTTTAGCCACCGCGTTTGCAAATTTGGCTGTCAATACAGCCGATGCAGAAACCGCCGCTAAAGAGATTATGGAAAGAATCCCCAAAGCACAGGAAGAATTCCGTAAGGCTCAAGAGAAAGCTATCAAGGATGCCGCCAAACTCCGCGAGACAACATTCAAGTCCGCCGCCGATGATGTGAGTGAGTTGGTTAGCGAGTACAATCAGCTAACTGTTGCTCTTAATAAAGTTTCTGCTGCGGGAGGTGCTAACGGTGACTTTGTATTGGCCATGGAAGCATACAAAGCTGCTTTATCAGATTCCAACCTTGATCTTCAACGATTGCGCGATCACATGGCTGCTATTTCGCCATTATTTGCTGCTGTTGCCCCTACCGTCGAAGCAATGGCCGAAGCTATGGCTAAGATGGCTGTAGCTTCAAGTGAGTCCGAGGACACAATTGACAACTTGATGGAGTCCTTTGTAACTGCGCCTAAAGCAATCAGCGATGCAACAGCCGCTATCGAGGAGCTCCGTAGTAAGTTAGTTGCACTCAAACAGGGCCCCGACGCCCTTGAAGAGTGGGATCGTGTCAACGAAGTTAATAATGATGTTAAGGAGTTTACCAAAACTCTAGAAGATCAAGGTGTCGCGAGGCAAATTATTAATGAGAAAGTGGCAGAATATAAGGATCTTCTAACACAAGTTTCCAAGCAGGAAGCTAAGGCATCTGAAATGGTAGTAGGCTTTGCGCGATCAATGACAGATGCTTTGGAGTCAGTGTTAATGAGAACCAAGAGCTTCAGTAATGCCATAAAGGATTTGGAGCAGGCTCTTATACAAATTATGCTGCGGGCAGTAGTACTCAAGCCGTTCGAAGAATTCCTCACCAACATCATGAGCGGCAAGAGTGGTGGTACAACAACTACTTCAACAGGCGGGGGCGGCGGCTGGACGGATATTTTGGGTAAGTTATTCAAGATTGGTGTTAGTGCGTTTGCAGGATCCTTTGGTGGCGGAGGAACGGGTTATGGGAATCTAATGACAAGTAGTGGGGCAAGCACATCACAGCTCGCTGACTACGGCCAAGCATTGCGTGGCTTTGCTAATGAAGGGGCCTTTAGAGTTGGTGGTTCCGGTGGTGCCGATAGCCAGTTGGTAGCTTTTAGGGCTTCCCCAAATGAGGAAGTTGCTATCACCAAGCCATCACAGCGCGGGGATAAGCCAGCAATACATCAGACTGTAAACTTTTATATTACTTCTCCTTCAGGCAAAATTGACATTCAAAGTCAGAATGAAATTGCGCGTAGACTGTATAGTGCAACCTCAATCGCGGCAGCGAGGTTTTCGTAATGTATGTCCTAGAGACACCAAGGTTCCCTACTAATATTGCTTACGGTTCGCAGGGGGGCCCTGAATATCGAAATATCATCTCCGAACAAGATGGTGGCCACGAGACAGTAGAAGCCAAGTGGGCATATCCAAGACACGAATATGACGTTGCATATGGGATTAAGTCCTTCGAGTTGTATGAACAAATGCTTGACTTCTTCCATGCTGTCGAAGCCGATCGCTACGCCTTCAGATATAAAGATGTCCTTGATTGGAAATCCTGCCACACAGAAGCAACCATAACAGCTCTTGATGTACAAATTGGTGTAGGCAATGGAAGTAATAAGGACTTTCAGCTTATCAAGAAGTATATTAAGGGAGCGCTAACAAAAACGAGGCTTATTAGTAAACCCGTTACAGGGACTATATTAGCGGCCGTTAATGGAACCCCAACAACGGCATTTACAACAAATACTGCTACAGGAATAGTATCCTTCACTGTCGCACCACCAGATACTCAAGTAGTTACTGCAGGCTTCGCTTTTGATGTACCTGTGAGGTTTATGGATAAGAAATTAAAAGTATCCTATGAATCCATAAGTCTTGGGCAAGCAAGTATTATACTAAGGGAGATCCGCATCTAATGGGTTGGCCCGCAAACCTTCTTGCAACAGCTCAATCAGGGAATTGGGCAAAAGCTTACTTGTGGAAAATCCATAGAGTTGATGGTGTTGTGTTAGGTTTTACTGACATTGATATTGATTTGGACTACGATAATGGTGATGGGGATGGCGTAGTTACTTATAAAGCATCCTCCGGATTTACTGCAACACAGATAAAGAAGTCCTCTGATGGTTCAGTTGATAATCTATCTGTGCAGGGGCTCTTCGGTTCTGTAACGTTGGAGGACTTATTAAAGTCAGAGATCTACGAAGGCCGCTTTTATAATGCGGTTCTTAAGATTATGGTCGTTAACTTTGAAGATCTGACAGAAGGGGATTATCAACCTTTCAAAGGTACGCTCGGCAACATTGTAGATAAAGGCAACTACTTTGAATGTGAGCTTATTTCCGACTATAAGAAGTTAATGCAGCCGATAGGGCGAGTAATCCAGCCACTCTGCGACGCTGTCTTCGCGGATTCTCGATGTGGGCTTAATGAGGCTACCTTTACATTTGCGGGGGTTATCACGGGTGTTACAAGCAACTCCATCTTCGCGGATGTAACCACTCCAGCTATAGCAAATAAGGCTGATGACTACTTCGGTGCGGGTAAACTAATTTGGACAAGTGGTAATAATAATGGGCTTGTGGGGTGGGTTAAATCATTCATCACTGACACATTTACAATGTACAAAGCGTTTCCAAATACAGTCCAAGTAGGTGATGGCTTCAATGCTGTTGCGGGTTGTCGAAAGCGCGCGGCAGAGGATTGTGATACTAAATTCAGCAACTTGGTAAACCATCGTGGCTTTCCTGGTGTTCCTGGGGATAAATTTATCCTTTCAGTCGCGGAGGATGGTTAAATGCCTCTTACAGCCGAAGTCATAAAACCCGTAATCACAAAAGAAGAAATTAGGCAGCAGATGATTGCGTATGCTCTTCGTTGGGTAGGTACTCCGTATGAACATCTTGGGCGCCAAGTAGGTGTTCGTGGTGATTGCATTTCCGCTCTGGTGGATGTTGCTGCTCACTTTGGGGTTGCAGACAACCCCAGGCAATCTATAGGTGTTAATCAATACAGTAGAGTTCCAAATCCACGAGTCATGCGGGAATGCATTGAACAACACATGAATCCCATTCACAAGAAGGATGCAATTCCTGGTGATTGGTTCCACATAGCTTGGCGGATCCATCCACAACACATGGCTTTATACACGCATAACAAGTACAATAATATATTTGTCCTGCATGCGTCATCATTTACAATGAAATACGTCCTTGAACAAATGGACAGTGAGTTATGGTCGCAGATTGTAACAGCTTATAGGTTTAAACTGTTATGCAATTAGTCTTCACAGTTGCGGGCACAGCAGCAGGTGCAGTAGTAGGTACTGCATTTGGGAATCCTGTATTAGGGGCTCAAATCGGTATGATGGTTGGATCGACTGTTGGTGGCATGTTATTTGCTCCAACAATTACTCAACGCACAGTGGGGCCGCGGCTTGACAACTTGGATGTTACACTTTCCGGGTATGGCGCAACTATCCACCGAGTATATGGAATTGGTATTGTCTCTGGGTATTACTTGGCATCCACCACACTTCGTGAACGCCGTCACGTTAAAAAATCTTCCCAAAGTGCAGGTAAAGGAGGGGCAAAAACCACAATTATAAATGAATCCTTCACCTACGATATTGATTGCGTTATAGGTGTATGCGAAGGCACTCGGCAGATCTTGAAGATTTACATAGGCGCAAAACTTCTTGTCGACTTAACCGGCCAATCGAGCCCAACAGGTTTTTTGAATGCTGGGGGTAAATACCAAAGGATGGATTTGTATGAAGGCACCGAAACACAGGGGATCAACTCCATCTACAGCAGCATTGTAGGACCTACGAAGGCTTCTGGATTGCGTGGGATTACTTATGTTGCTTTCAAGAAGTTAGATGTAACCGAATTCAATGGGAACCCCCCACAGTTCACTTTCCTTGTAGCAGAAACTACCCAGCTGACTTCAATTGACTCCACAACATTTGCTAAGTTGGGCCCAGCAAATCAATCACTGTTAACTTTTAGCTATAATGCTTATCATTATTCTACGCAGGTGTTGACTTGGAGAAAAATAGAAATTAATCCTGGTGCTTCATCTATTGGAGCCAACCCATACCACTTTTGGTACTCTACTGGTTATATTGACGCTAATGGAAATGCTGTGGATTATGGGATATTGATGGATTATGATTACACAAATCATCCATACCACAAACGTGGTATATTATCGCGGTGGTTTAAAATAATCCATAATGCTGGTGGTGGTGTGCGTTTTGTGAAAAGCTCCGCTATACTTCTAGCATTTCCTTGGATGAATGAAGATGAAACTGGCCCATATTACCCGCATGCTACACAGCATTTAAATAATAGTGTATTATCCCCCGAACAACGCTGTGTAATGTGCTGCACATTCTATGATAAGTCTACCTCACCATATTTGTATAGTGCATACGGTGGGCAGATGTGGTTCATGGAATGGGGTGGTGACCAAAGATTAATTCAGCCAATAACCACACCAGCAGGTTATAATGCAACGATTACTGTTTGTTATGCTATTGCAATATACGGCAATAACCTTTACTATCTTGTGGAAGCTAATAAACGCCATCTGGTGCATTTTGATTTGTTAACTGGAGTACATACTACAATAATTGATGGTGATGCTCTTGACGTTAGATACTCTGGCACTGGGGGCGAATTACGTGTTTATATTGATGGTGATGGCATTTGGGTATTATATCAAGAGTATCCCAGTGCTACGTGGCTTCTGAATATGTTTGATCATGGTAATTCATCTGTGGTAACCTCTTATGATTTTCAAGCAAATAGCAAAATCAATGTAGGGTTATTTGTGGCATCTAATTATGCTTATGTTCCTATCTTTTATTTGGGCACTCACAGTTTGTATCGATATGACCTTACAGCATCACAACCAATTGTTCCTACTAATCTTGGGGTGTATCAAGGTTCTCCAAATACTAACCCAACCATCCCTGCTATGGATTTTAATGATACTGGCGGTGTAATACATTCTTATTATGGGTGGTCTACGGGCTTATTCTATTATTGGGGTGTGATCGGCACCAATATTGGTAGCACAGGCACTCTTGCTGATTTAATTACCGCTCTTGTAGAGGAATCCGGAGTATCTGCAAGTGAGATTAATGTCACAGATATAAGTGCAATCCCTGTACGGGGGTATCAAATTGATCAGAGAGGCGCCAATAGGGAAGCAATTACACAACTATTGGGACTATTTGGTGTAATTAGCCGCGACAATGATGGCATAATGGAGTTCATTGATTTAAGAACACCCACTGAACATAATATCACGACGGATGATCTTGCCAGCAATATTGAGGGTGCATTGGATCAAGTATTAACTTATAAAGACACCCACGAAGGCGAAATGACGAAGGAGTTAGACTTCGCATATCGTGATGCAGACATGAACTATGAAGTCAACATTGTGTCAGTCAGTAACCCCACAATTACATCGGATATCAAACGAGATATTAGAATTCCAATAGTCATGACTAAGGCTGAGGCTGCTGAAGCTGTTGATACCATGGCTGCCCGTGAATTCAAACAACGATTGACTTATGAAGGCAGCTTAAGCATGAAGAATGTTGATATTCTTCCTGGTGATGTTATTAATGTTACTGTAAGTGGCGTAGCACACAAGATCCTTGTAGCCAATGTTGATTGGGGTGTGAATCTTCCTTTTCAAGGGATTAGTTTCGATCCAGCTACTTTGGATAATACCGTAGCTGCTGGCGATACTTCAGGAGGACAGATCGTTCCAGGGATTACACTGCCAGGAATAACGGAGTTCGAAATCATGGATACACCCCCATTGCTGGATGCAGATACTCTTTCTGGCCTCTATATTGCGGTGCAGGGGCTAAGTACTGGGTGGCAAGGCTGCCGCATATTCTACAGTATTGATAATGGCAACACCTACAATGATATTGGGACTCTTACCACTGATACAATAATTGGTAGAGCTGTTACTGCTCTTGCTACAGGCCCAATAACTATCTTCGACACCGGTAATACAGTTACTGTACGATTCTCTGATGCTTCTTTAAGCCTGACATCCGCAGCAAGTGACGAAGATGTTCTTAATGGCGAGAACTGGTTCATGCTTGGCGACGAAGTTATTGCAGCAGTCACAATTGTGGATAATGGGGACTATAGTTTTACGTTGAGTCGTCTCTTGCGCGGACTTAATGGCACAGAATCCTACAGGAGCACACATTACATTAATGAGCGCTTTGTAGTTCTGGATCGTGACTCTGGAATAATCCATGTATCTCTTCCATTAAGTCTCCTTAATGTGGAGGCGCGCTTCGTCGTTGTATCCTTTGGGCATCAGTTGGATGACTCGTTAGCTATTGACTACACATGGGCAGGTAATAATTGTAAGGAGTATCCAGCAGTTCATATTAAAGGCATACGCAATGCTGGCAATGACTGCCTTATATCTTGGACGCCCCAAGAGCGCACGCATTTCCAATTGATTGACTTCGTTGATAATGACCAACCCACAGGCAACTTGTGGCAATATGAGCTTGATATCATGGATGGTACAACTGTATTAAACACATATACTGTTGATAACGCCGATAGCTACAATTATACTAGCGCGCAACAGACAACTGACGGTGTCCCAACACCCTTGGCAATCGACTTGAATATTTATAAGAAAAATAGTATAATAGGTAGAGGTTTCGTAGCGAGTGCTACAGTCTAACAAACGCACGTTAAGGACATGAGAAGCAGGTGATTAAATGACAACCCCATTATTAGGTATTGCAGAACTTACGCAAACCCAGAATAACAAGTATATTACCCTTAATACAGGTACGAGAATACTTGAGCAGGGGGCACAGTTCTTTGGTAATATCATTGATAAAGATCTTGCTGCTCCTCCAGGCTCGCCAGTTGATGGTGATGCTTATATTGTTGCTGCTGGCGCCAGTGGTGCGTGGACTGGATGGGCAAATCGAATAGCAATTTATTCTGGGACTGGATGGATATCCATTACACTCGGTACTAAATCGCGTGCATTGGCCTGGGTTGCTGACGAAAGTTTGCAATATCAGTGGTCAGGTACAGCTTGGGGTGTATTCAGTAGTTATGATTTTATCGGTAGTTGTCTATTAGCAACAACTGCTAATATCACATTGTCAGGGGAGCAGACAATTGATGGGACTCTAACAAGTGCTAGCCGCGTATTAGTTTGGAAACAAACTACGGGGTCGCAAAACGGAATATATAATACTGCTGCCGGCGCGTGGACTAGAGCAGCAGATTTTAATATATCCGCTGAGGTAAGTCCTGGTTGTGTAATTCCAGTAGAATCAGGAACGCTATATGGCGATAAGCTATTTATGCTCACTACTAATGGGCCTATCACTCTTGATTCTACTACGCTTACCTTTTCAATTATTGGGGGTATTGGTGCTTTATTCAATGTCGTCGAGGACACCACGCCGCAACTCGGCGGTGACCTGGACGGGAACACCTTTGAGATAATCCTAACCAATAATAAAGGATATAAAGCAAAGACTGCTGCTGGAGTTGCTAAAACTTTAGCGATAGTGACAGCTGCGGATGTCGCAACGTTTGGTGATGCAAGTGTTGCTACTCAAATACTTGGTTCTTCTATAAATATCGGCGCAGCCACCGGTACATCATTTCAGGGGATTATTGGAAACGTCACGCCGGCCGCCGGAACATTTACGACCTTAACAGCAAGCGGCATCCTATCCATTGACGATACCACCGACGCCACAAGTACCACATCAGCCAGTATTCACGCAGACGGTGGCATAGCGGCGGTTAAGAAGGGACTATTTGGAACAGGGGTTAATGTCAGCGCAGTAGTTGGTTTTATCCAAAATTATTTTGGTGGGAATTTTACTTCCAACGGCGGGGATGCTTTCGCTAACAAGCAACTATTTGAAGGTACTTTGACAGGGGTTTCTGGCGACACGACACTACTTGCGGGTACGCAATTCTCCAACTCGATCACAACACAATCTGCTTCGCAGACGATTGCTAATGTATCCCAGTTATACATAGTCAGACCGACTATTACAATCGGAACAGACACAATCACTGATGCTGCCACCGTAACTATTACCAACGCACCAACGGCAGGGGCGACTAATAATGCTTTATTAATTATATCTGGTAATCTGGAATTGCGTGGCGGTCAATTTGGCTACGGCGTTGGCGCTGGCGGGGAAGTTACGCAAGGCGCTGGTAGCGGCAAAGCTACAGGTGTTACGTTATCCAAACAAACCGGCCAGATAACCATGAACAATGCAGCGCTGGCGGCGGATGCGATAGTATCATTCACGCTGACTAATACAAAAATATCAGCAAACGATTATCTGCATGTGCAGCATATATCAGCCGGGACGGTGGGCGCGTATAATGCTGTCGCGGTATGTGCTTCCGGGAGTGCAGTGATAACCGTTACCAATATTTCCACAGGGTCGAAATCTGAAGCCATTGTGCTTAAGTTTTCGTTACTTAAATCAGCAATAACTTAAAGAGGTTTATATGGTAGACACAGTAAAAGAAAGTTTGACTATCGGGCAGTTACATCAAGTAGTAACCGACATTCAATCCGGCAAAAAGGATATTACTTATTACCCAGAATTGGGCCATGCCAGAATGGTTGTTGAAAATTATGTCGTAGATAATTCTGTATTCCCACCGGTTGTTAATCGGTTAGCGGACAGGGAGTTAATCATTGAGGAATCATTTTTCAAGGATGTGACAACGAATTACAAAAAGGCGCTAATTGCAGCGGAAGCAGCCTGGAAAGCAGCGACGCAACTGAAAGCGGATTGTCTGGCATTGGAAGAGGTGTATCAAGCAAAACTGGATGCGGTTGTGCCTAAGACGCTGGAATAAATACCCAAAGAAATGTTCCAAATTTTACAGTTGATCCACCAATATTTGAAAAGAAGGTTAGGAAATTTGCATTATCAAATAAACTAATCGGTGAATTTATAGACGTTGTAAAAGAAAACAAAATACAAAAGCAGCATGATTTAGAGGAAATTGAAACTCAATTAAAAGCACTAGAGCAAATTCAAATTAAACTAGCGGTAATGTAAGACAGTATAACAGGAGTAATAATTATATGATAATTAGCCCGGCAATTATTCAGATATTTGATTTACTTGGGAATGTATCTTTAATAATTATTGCCCCGGTAATGGTGTTTAATTTTATTAAATTAATAAAAATCGAGCAAAAGTTTATTGCTCATGTGGAGCTTGATGATGTTAAGCATGAAGGTTTCAAAAGGGATTTACAAGCTCACAGCGATGAAATCAAAATATTAAGAGGCGTATAAATGACGATGCTAATCCTGTTTGTAATAGTGCTCGTTTGTGTTAACGTCGCCGACCACTACGATTTGCGCGAAGGCGAATACCGCAACATGCCCTGGTGGCGTATCATCATCCAATGGTTCGTCAACGCCTTTCATATTGTGGACCAGGGCATCAATAGTCTGGTGCTGTTCGGGCATCCGAATGAAACAGTCTCATCACGTATTGGTCGATTGAAAGATAATGCTTGGTATTGGGCAGTTAGCTACTATTTGGCGGGTTTATTATTCTTCCCGGCCAAATTGAACCTACACCACTGCCGGCGGTATATCGGCTCGTGAACATAGTTGATTATCCAAACACTCGAACGATCAGCGACACCATAATCAGCATAGTCCTGTTGATAGCGTTTATCCCTGCAGGTATTGGGTTGCTGGTAGGTGCTACAGCAAGTTCTGTAGTTATTAGCCTGATGTTACTAAATGAGTGGCAAGTAAACTTAAGCATTAAACATAAAGGAGTTATATATGGACCAAGTAATAACAGCACTTGTTGAATTCTTATCAAAGACACTGGATATCCTAGCTCCTGTCTTTGCGAAGATAATCCTCGGATTGATCCCCCTAATGATTGCTATCCACATTGTTATTATTATTGTTACATTCTGGCGCCGTGACAATAGAGAAGATGGTAACCCACCCTTCTCTGGAAAACTGATTCGTGAGAAGGTATATCATGTTGGTAAGTGGTGGGGATTGAGCACCCAACTTTTGGGGCAGCCTATTATTTACGCTTTGATGGGTGTCAAGTTTGACTTGGATGTCAGCCTACTTTATTACGATAACCTAATTTACTTTGTAACAAGCCTCGTAATGGTTGTTGCAGCGTGGTTCATGACAGGATATCTAAGTCGGCTTACATTTGATGCTTGGGTAATTTGGGCGGCCGGACATAAGAAGGTCCGCATGTATAAGTGGCTTACAGTTGAACATCGCCCCCCAGGTTCTCCAGCATCCACAAAGACAACATACTTACCACCTGAACTGGATCGGGATCAAGAGGATAAAACACAGCCCGGTCCCCAAGCCATCAAAGCCGACAACAAGAAAAGCAAGGAGTAAAGCATGAGTATCTCATTACAAGCAGCAATCCTAGATATTGCAGTCTCCCAAGTAGGGGTGCGTGAAGGAGTATCAAACAATACAGGTGCAGATATTATAAAGTACCAACGCGCAACATGGTTAGCCCCAGCAGCTTGGCCATGGTGCGCCGCGTTCTGTAGTTGGGTGTTGCAAGAAGCCCTAAAAAGAACATACGGAGTTACGCCCCCATTTAAACACTGCCAAGATGCAAGCGCCTACGGATGGGAAACGTGGGCCCTTAAACACATCACAGGGGGCAAACTTGGGGGGTTTCAACTATTGACAGAAGACAAACCAGCACTCCCAGGTGACTTTGTTACGTTCGACTTCTCACACATTGGCATCGTAGTCAACGATATAGGAGCTACAATCCAAACCATTGAGGGTAATACCAACGGCAAAGGAGAGCGTGACTCTATAACAGGTGATGGTGTGTGGCGAAAGACAAGAGCTCGCTCGCTCGTTAAATCATTTATCCGCTTGCCAAACACACCACCAAAATAATCAGACTCGGGAGTAACCCAGATGCCTAATTTACCTACCGCGCAGCTCAAGAAACTAATCCAGGATAACTCTGACATCCTATCACAACTAAGTAATGCCGCCAATGGGGCAATTACAGGGTATCTTCGAGAGTTGGAACGTAATGGAGGCATCTACTTGTGTTTATCAAACCCCAAAGACACAAGTGTAACCTATGGGTATGTACAATCGCGTCGCCCAAACTGGGAGGACGTTCGTGACAAACTAGCAATCCGCTTAGGCTTAAAAGTTACTGCAACAACAATTGCTGTTAACACTGGCGGAGAATAGTCATGAGTATAAAAGAGAACAGCCTTGAATTCCTGAAAGCAAACAAGACAACTATACTGATTGTTGTCCTTCTAGTCATTGTAACTAACCAATGTTCCCGTATTATGGGCGAAAACGACAAATTGGAAGCAGAGCGTGCTAAAGTTGCACTCCACGGGCAACTCAATGATGCACGGGATAAAAGTGATAGCTTACAAATTACAATTAATACCTTAAATCAGGAGCTGGCAGCTAACATAGTGCTTACGCAGGACTATCTTGAAGAGATTGATGATACCAAAGCTAAGATAGCTGCCTTAACAGAGGATCTTCAGTCGCAAAGAGCATCCACTAATAATATCCGCACAGAAGGAGAACTACTCGAAGCATTCATCAATGAATTTCCGGAGTACGGGCGAGCCAAAGACTTAGGCATTATGGATGTCGTGGATAATGATGGCCTTATTGTCTCCGTAGTTACAATGCCAGAGTGGGTCCTCAAGACAACAATCCTCGATCATCAAGACGCCAACAACAAGGAGAAGCAACTTATTGAGTATCGGTTAAACGAGACAAAATACGGCAAGGTTGTTGATCTATATCAGGAGAATGAACGCCTCCATGTAGAAATCGAAAATGGAAAGGATGAACAGAAACTGGCGTTTGAAGAGGGCGCTAAGACATGCCTCGCCAGCTATGATGATCTACACGACAAATATATTGCAGCCAAGGATGAACCAAAATTAAACTTCGGGAGTAAATATGCGTGGCTCGGAGGGGCTGCTATCGGTGCGTTGGGGGGAGCTGCAGCTTGTGGTGTGGCAACGGGGCGTATACGATTCTAGCCCTCCAGCCGTAGCTATCACAACACGAAGCAAACAAGCGAGCGAACCTAACCAAACTGAAACAACATTTGCTGATGACATTCTGATGGATCAGCCCCTTGTGGGTTGGTAGTAGCTGAGCTTAGCCGCCCCTAATAACTCAGGCAATCTACTATCAACCCACCCCTTTTATCCTTGACGCCCCCTACTAAATACACACTGGGCCTTAAGGTTGTATATCATGAAAGGGATTTTAACTTCTCGGAACATATCACCAGCAATCATCAAATCAGTTGCCCATTTACTCTCATACCGTTGTTGTCGATAATATACTACTCGCCTAATCCTCTTTTGAATTATTAATCCTGCACATCTACTACATGGCGCGTGGGTACAATATAATGTGCAATCCGTAAGATCCGAACGTGTGGCTAAAAGTATGGAGTTAGCCTCCGCATGAATAACTCGTGGATACTTTTCAACACGGTTATCTAACCTCTTACTATCATCCTTGATCCCTCGGGGGAAACCATTGTAGCCCCAGCTAATTGGGTGTCTGTTGGAATCAATAATTACAGCGCCTACTTGTGATGAAGGATCCTTACTCCAAGTTGAAATCTCCATCGCCAATTCAAGGTGACGAACATCCCACATACGTGGTGTTGTCCTTATCCGATGTGTCATATTAATTGGGTATTTCGTACAGGTGTGTCACCAACTGGCACTCCCTCTAGTTTAACAGAACCATAATTATCTATAGTGGACGTAATATGACATTGTGCTATTATCACATCATATTCACGTCGGCCATAAGGTGCTGCGACGCAAAGTGTGATTGGTATACATTGAGAGCATACCTCCCATAAGACAATCCCAAGATACTCAAATAACTTGCCATATACTATTGTGAATTCCACCCTCTCTAAACGCCAACTTGGGGGCCTCCTGGGTTACCAAAACCTCTAACATCAATCCTGCCCAAAATATCGTCGTGGCCCCACGATTCTACTATACCACACCCATTCGGCAGGAAGATTTTGTGGTAGTCTAATAAATTGGGTATTACTATATCTTGATGCTCGGGCAGAATTAATTGTGTTGCAGATACTTCAAGTAATCCAGCAGCAATTGGAACACTGGTTGGGACTATAATTAGCCCCTTCAAGAAGTTGCGTCTATTCATTATTATGCAGCCTCTGGTGGGCCCGTTTCTGGGTTTGGGGTGGGTTTGGGGGATCAACAACTTTGGGGATTATTGGGACTATGCGCCCAAATCGGGATGCCAACTTTAGGAATCGCTGCCCTAAATAAATAGCATCCCTGCGGGATATAGATGATGTAATGCTATATCCTGTGTCATCTGTAACTTGCAATACTATTTGGTCATCTTTAATTCCTATAGCAATACGTGTCGGCCCCCGATTTACCGGCTCACCTGAAGGAGGTGGATTTGGTGGCGGCGGAGGTAACGGAGACAGTATACCCCCTTTTGTGTCGGACGCTACCAATGGATCGTCATTTTCGTTAGTCATATATCCTCCAGGTTAACCACATGATGTGTGGCTGCAATTCAAACAGACTGAACATCCTTCTTGTCGAATGAAGGTTGGTTGATTACACCGCGGGCAGATATCGCCAATAGGTGCGGGCTGATTGCCTTGTATATTACTCTCAAGTAGTTCTGGTGGCTGATCTGCCGAGAAGGCTGAATCACATTCCAGGTGCTGCTTAATGGTATCCCCAATTAGAGCTACAAGGGAGCCGTATCTGCGCCCGTTCACCCACGCCTGATCGCTTACGGATGCGACTTTCATCAATTCCTCTGGCACGAATGTAATATCATCCCCACGGCGCATGATTGCGGAGAGCATCAACGAGAGTGCTGTGGACCAATCATTGTACTTTGCGCTTGTGCTGTGGATGAAGATTTCATAAGGGGTTCCTTCAAAGTCGTTTATTGTGACATAGTACCTTGCATCTTCATTTGGCCATTCAAGCTTGTAGGTTGAGCCAACTATACGGTTTGGTCTCTTACGTAGGGTGTGATGAATTGCCTCTGCGGCTAAGCCCGTAGGAGCCCCACCGCCATCACTTAGAATACTACCACGAATTGGATTTGGGCGATATGTTGTACAACCTTTACAGCCTTGAGTATAAGCATCATAGTATACAAGTTGGAAGTCCTCGAAGGCCATATCGATAGGGCAGTTGATTGTTTTGCTAACGCTGGAATCGATATGTTTTTGGACTACAGCTTGCATACGAAGATGATCCTGCACAGTTAGATCACCTGCAGTAATGTTGTACTGTGCTGCATGTGCAGCCATTTCAGGGCTGCCGATATGTTGTAGGAGTATCGTGTTATAGTCGATGACTGTATACTCCTTAAAACTGTTGTCTAGTTGTCTTACCTTCCGCCGATACTGATGCATAAAAATGGGTTCAAGACCACTACTGCAATTGCCCATCAGTATGCTTGTCGTACCCGTAGGAGCTACAGTTAAGAGGACTCCATTACGGATTCCATCCTTACGGATATCCTGTTGAAGCTGTTGCGGCAAGGAGGCGAATACTGGGGAATTTTTTGCCCATTCATTGGCGCCCCACAATGGGAAGGGGCCACGTTCCTTTGCCAGTTCATATGAGGTTGTGTATGTAGCAACCTTGAGGTTGTGCATAATAGTATTCGTCATTTGGATTGCAGCCTCACTGCCATAACGGAGATTCAACTGTGCTAATGCGTTGCCAAGCCCCGTAATCCCTAGTCCAATTCGCCGCTTGTTCATGGATTCTTCCTTTTGTTCTTCTAGGGGGTAGTTTGTTACATCTAGGACATTATCAAGGAAGCGTGTTCCTATGCTTGCGACTGTACGTAGGAGCTCCATATTAAACGTTGCTGTGGGTGTGAATGGATCTTTAACCAGCCTAGCTAAGTTAACTGCACCTAAGTCGCACGCACCATACGGAGGCAACACTTGTTCGCCGCAAGGATTTGTACAGGATATAGTCTCAACGTAGTTTAGGTTGTTCAAACGGTTGATCCGATCAATAAAGATAACTCCCGGTTCACTGAATTCATACGTATACTGAATTATCTTCTCCCATAGCTCCCGCGCTTTATATACAGCATATACATACCACTCTTCTTTGTTGTCCAACTGAACAACAGACACATGGTTTCCATCAGCTCTTGGGACGTTAAAGCCCACACACCACTCTTCATCATTCTGTACAGCATCCATGAAGTCATCAGTTACTAAAACTGAAATGTTAAAATTAGTTAATCGCCCCCTCTTGTGTTTGGCTTCAATAAACTCTATAATATCCGGGTGATCAATTCGCATCGTGCCCATCATAGCACCTCGACGTGACCCCGCAGACATTATTGTAGCACACATTGCATCCCACATATCCATAAATGGTAGTGGCCCGGATGCAACGGCTCCTGTTCGTTTCAAATATGCACCTCTTGGGCGCAGAGTCGAGAAGTTCATGCCAATTCCACCGCCTTGTTGTTGGGTCAACATTGCCTCCTTGAGAGCGTCAGCGATCTTATCCATGGAGTCCCCAA